CACCATGGCTATTACGGTGAAATTTTACCCGTTTTTTAACCATGCCACGATTCACTGTGCTATCTGGGCATCATCATCAAACGTCAGGCTGAACGTCACCCGCCCAAGCCCCCCGATATCGGGAGCGGCATTGACCCCCTCCATAATCAGGCGGCGCAGCGGGATCACTTCATCCCGGTAGTACGCTTCGCGCGCCTTCAGTGGGTCACCCAGTCCGCCAGCATTGCTGGGAATGATACCAGCGAGGCCAGGCGGGAAGCGGTGGGCCGTCAGCTGATCCTGCGCGCTGACGTTCTTGATATTCAGAAACTCATCCTTGGTGCCGGAGTCTCCGATGGGGATGACTTTCACCCCTTCCTTATCACCGCCGGGGATGTTGATAAACATCGACTTAAAGTTGCCGGCTCCCTTGGATGCCTCAATCTTCTTGCGAAACAGCGCCTCAAGTTTAGGATCCATATCTGGGTCGGTACTGTAGAGGATATAGCCAAGATGAGCGCCGTTCTTGTAGTAGCGCCGGCGAAAACGGGTGGCATCGACGTTAAGCATGGCGGACTCCATACCATGGAGGTAGTCGGGAACACCGTAGACCTGCTGCTGAGGATCGTACTGCGCGACAAAAATCACCTCGCCGCCAGCATAAGTGAGATCGTTGATGCCACCCTGCACGATAATCGTCTTGCGATCAGCGGTGCGGCGCAGATAGAGGGAGGGTAAAACGTGCAGCCGGTTGATGTGCCCCAGGCGATTACGCACCTTCAGCAACCCCACATCCCCGAAGATAAGCAGATTGGTGACCGCGGCCGCCATGTCGCTATGGGTCAGTCCCCCGCCTCCCTGAAACCCGGCCATAACCATATTGACGCGGGCGCGCAGCACTGCACCGTGGTAAGGGGCGATGTTGGCCAGCACGGCGAGATCCATCCGTTCAATCGGCGGCAAGTAATAACCGTCGTACCCGCTCCACAGCACGCCGTTATAGCTCCCCCAGGCCGCGACCGGCTCGGGATCGCCGAACTCGATAAAGCTCCCCGGCGAACGGTGCCGCATAGCGCGCTGTCCCAACTTGCCGCCGCGCGCTTTAGGCGGCCTTTTTGTTTTCTTCATCACCAAAAATCCAGGTTGACCTGCGTTTGTTCCTATAACCGATGGGCTCATTGACCAAGGCGTGAGCGATGGCAAAGAAGATATCGGCGTGTCCAGTTTCATCGGTACGGTCGGCAGTAAAGGTCACCGCATTGCCGGAGGCAGTCGCGCTCTGCTTTATCGCCAGGAACGACGCTGGGATATCTCTAGCGTCTTCATCCCACTCGATACGATTGCTGTCGATGACATCCAGCATTTTCAGCACCAGGCGATTTTTTGACTCGACGCTGTAGTGAATGGCCTTAGTCTCACGCCGTGCAAACCCCTGCACCAGTTCATAGACGCCATAGCCGATGCCGGTCACATCGATGCCGATATGGCTCATGTTGTAGCGCGATTTGATCGTCCGAATCTGGTCGGCCATCCACTGGAATGACAGGCCGCGCCAGTGGTGCTTTTCCAGCACTCGGAACCGCTCCACCGCCAGCAGGGGGACGGCGATGACGACAAAGGTCGCATTATCTCCGCTGCGCGCCGGGTCAAACCCGCCCCACACCTCACGATTACCCAGCGGCGCCGCCTCGTCGGGATGGAAGTCCTGCCAGATATGCGGGTTAACGCCGCACCGCACCAGTTTGGCGAAGTCGAATACGCTGTCTTTGTCATCCACAAAAACGCACATATATAGCCTGTTAAAGGCATTTTCGCCGTAACGCTCGCGCAGCTCCTCGATATCTGCCCGGTTAAATCCGCCGGCGATGGCATCCTCCATCGTCACCACATATCGCCACTGCTTGTCTGGGCATTCACGGCCACCGTCACGCAGTTCGTCGAATGCCGGGAACGCCACACTCTTGCGCTCGGCGTTGCCGCGCCGCCATTCGTCACCACTCCAGAACGCATAGCCCTGGTGGTTTTTGGCGGAGGGAGTGGAGAAATAGGTCAGGCGCCAATGGCTCTGGGTCGCCATCCCGGAGGCCACCTCATTAAAGGTGGTAAATTTCGGGATCCACAGATACTCATCGATATACAAATGGCCGGAGTTCGACTGTGCTGTATTGGAATTGGTGGCCAGAAAATGCAGCTCGGCCATATTGCTCAGCCTGATCGGATTTCCTTTTAACTGAATGCCGTATTCAACCTGTGCGATTTTCAGGATATAGGTGCGAAAGACCTCGGCCTGGCGCCGAGAGGCCGACAGGAAGATTTGGTTATCCCCCGTCAGCACCGCATCTTCGAATGCCTCAAAGGCAAAATAGTAGGTAGCGCCAATCTGGCGCGCCTTGAGCAAATTACGCACGCGGCGAAATTTATTGTCACGCAGATGCAGCTGATACTTGAACAACTTATCCAAAAACGGCGTGAAGTTCTCGGCGGTCAACCCGGAGATATCATTCTGTTTACGCCGACCCTTGCGCCTCCCTTCCCCCTCGGACGCTTCCCCCGTAGCGGTAGCATAGTCAGCCCCGGTAGCGTGCCGCTGTGCAATCTCGGCCATCCGCTCCGCATGCTTATTCTTCTGTGCCATCAACTTAACGTGATGGCCGATAAGCCGGTCGAGCTCATCGCGCTCTGTGTCGCTCTTATGCTCGCGGGCGGCAAGCAGGGTCAAGCGCTGGGCGATGGCATCCTCAACGCAATCGGTACTGAGCTGTGCATACCATTCATATTTGGTCGCCCAGTAATACACCACTCGCGGGCTGCTTAGCTTTAATTTGCGCTGTATTTCCTTTGGTGTATGCCGCTTTAAGTAAAGCGCCTTAGCCGCAGCGATCACTTCTTCAGAATAGGCCATTACCTATCACCGCTTTGATTGTGTTCCGTCAATTCTCTGTAGGAACCCACGCGGCGGCGAGAGCGGGAAAGCGGATAGTTTCGGATACCCCGCCATAGCCGAAACTATCCGTAACGGCCTGCATGACACCCGCGATTTTCACCGGTTAAATTTGGCTACTCCTCTTTATTAGGTCGGTATCCTGATATGGCGCGCTTAAAAACAGACTGGATAGCCATCGCGACCGCCGGACCCACCATTGACGGCCGCCAGATTGAGGCGCAATGGCTCACCGACGCCGCCAAATGCTATAACCGGGATGAATATACCGCCATGATCTGGCCGTATCATGAAAGCCCTTATTGGCGTGCATTCGGCACCAACTTTGGTGAAGTCGATGAGTTAAAGACCGAAACACGCGACGGTAAAATACAGTTAATGGCCCGCCTTATTCCCAATCAATTTCTCATTGAGGCCAACAGGAGCGGACAGAAACTGTTTACCTCTGTCGAGATCTTCGAAGACTACCTCGGCAGCGGGAAATACTTTCTCAAAGGGCTGGCGGTGACCGATACGCCAGCTAGCATCGGCACCACCCGCCTGCAGTTCAGCCAGGACAATCCTGGTACCCATCACGGCAACGTGGAAGCGCTGATCCTAACGCTGCCGGGTGACAATGTGGATAGTGCCACCGAACAACAGACCCGGCGGGGATTCTTTTCCCGTCTGTTCTCCCAAGAGACACCCTCTCCCCACGAACTACCAAAGGCGATCCCTATGGATGAGAAGCAATTTAACCAGGTGATGGACGCCATCAACCACATCGGCACCCGTGTTGATACGATGGAGAAATCCTTCGCTGATGCCCTCCCTCTCTTAGTCCAGGCACCCACGCTGCCGCAAGACTCCGCATCTGACCCGGCAAACAATGATGAGGACAAGGGTAACTTTGCGAGCAAGGAGCAGCTCGACCAGCTAGCGACGGCTATCGAGAGCCTGTCTAAAAAGATGGATGACATCAGCCAGACCTTCTCCGACCTGCAGGGCGATAACACCCCACTACCGAACGGAAACCCGTCCGGTGACGAATCCATCAATCTGGTCTGAGGTAGATAAACACCATGAGTATGCTCACCCCGGAAGCCCAGAAGTTGGCGCAGCTGTTCATCGCGAAATTCTCCGACACGTTTAAAGACTGCGGACGCTCTGGCGATATGCAGTTCACCCTGACTGAGCCGCGTGCCATTGCGCTGCGCAAGGCGCTGCTGGAAAGTACCGAATTTTTACGCCTGATCAATTTGATGGATGTGCCACACCCGCAGGGGCAGGTCGTCGCCGTGGGTGAGTCCACCCTGCGCACCGGCCGTGTCAAGGATGGGCGCTTCACTAAGGGCAGCGGCATCAGCGGCAACGAGTTCAAGCTGGTCGAGACGGACTCCTGCTGCGTCATCACCTGGGAGCAACTGGCCATCTGGGCAAACGCTGGCACGCCGGGCGAGTTTTTCAACCTGATGAACTCGACGGCAGTGATCAATTTTGCACTCGATATGCTGCGTATCGGCTTTAACGGTACCCACATCGCCGAGAACTCTAACCCCACTGACTACCCCAGCGGTGAAGACATCAACATCGGTTGGCATCAGATTGCCAAGGACTGGGGGGACAACGAGGGACGGGTTTCACGCATTCTCACGACGCCCGTGACCGTGGGAGAAGGAGGTGACTATATCAGTCTGGATGCGATGGCGTCAGACCTGATCCACGCCTCCATCCCGCCGCAGTACCACAACGACCCACGCCTGGTTGTCCTGGTCGGCGCTGATCTGATCGCCGCAGAAAGCCTACGCCTGTTCAACAAAGAGGATAAACCCTCTGAACAGGTTGCCGCGCGTCAGCTGGGTAAGGACATCGCCGGGCGCCGCGCCATCGTACCGCCGTTTATGCCCGGCAAGCGTATGGTCATTACCATGCTGCCTAATCTGCAGATCCTGACGCTGAAAGGCTCACGCCGCCGCAAGGCCGAGGATGCCGGCGAGCGCAAGCAGTTTGAAAACTCTTACTGGCGCTATGAGGGCTACGCCCTGGGTGATCCCGACCTGTACGCCGCGGTCGATGAGAGCGCAATCACTATCGCCGGTGAGAAGCCAACCAGCGAGGCAGCCCATGATAACTCCAATGCAACGTCAGAAGGCTCAGCAGCAGAATAAGCTGCGCGCCGAGCGCCTGAGTCAGCCCGTAGCTGGGGCCACTGAGGAAAGCCAGCACATCAAGCTGATAGCACTGGATAAGGATGTGGCACGACTGCGCAGCATCGAGCGCGTCGTTGACAAAGTGGAGATGAAGCGCAGCGAGCTACTGCCAAAGTGGCTCCCGCACGCCCAGGTCTATCTGGATGGCGGGCGCGTCTACCAAAACCCGATACTGGTCTACTGCATCATCTGGCTACTGGATACGCAGCAGTTTGAGCAAGCGCTGGACTGGGCGGATATTGCCATCCCCCAGGGCCAGGAGACGCCGGGCAACATCAAGTCGAAGCTGCCGACATTTGTTGCCAGCAACATCCTGGAATGGGCGGAGCGAGAGGCTGAGGCCGGGCACAGCGTTCAGCCCTACTTCTCCCGGGTGTTCGACCGGGTCAGGCATCAGTGGCAAATAAACGAGCGTCTAGCTGCCCGTTACTACAAATTTGCTGCCCTGCTCCTGCTGCGTAGTGGCGGGAGTGAGCAGCCCAGCGCTATCAGCTCTGTTGAGTTGCTGGAGCAGGCCGACGCCCTGCTGGAAAAGGCGGCACTACTGCATCCTAAAGTACAGGTGAAGACCCTGCGCCAGCGCATTGCCATGCGATTGCGGGCGCTGGCAGGTTAGTAAAACGACTACCCCAAGCCAAAGCGGGCGCGGTGGAGGGACACAGGCCAATGGGCCAGCGTGTACCGCGGAAACCGGCCTGCCCGCTTTTTTTAGGAGCCCGGAATCCACCATGTTTGACGGTAAAAGTATCGACTATCAACAGACAACCATCCAGAACGATGGATTCTGGCCGGACATTGACGCAGGTGATTTTGAACGCGCCCGCACTATTCCGCCAACCATCGATCACGGCGTGGTGATCAACGCCCTGCTGACGGCGATCGCCGAGTTGAACATGAGCCTGACCGCCACCCAGACACGCTATCGGGAGGCCGGATACAACACCACTGATGCAGTGCCCGGCCCCGCCGCCATCGATGCCAGGCGGCGCGATGAGGCACCGCGCCGCACGCATCTGACGGCGCTGTATATCAAGGCGATCTATGCCCGCGCAAAGGCCGACCTGCTGCCCGAGTTCGCCACCATTGGCCGGCGCGACGCGCACCCCGGGCAGGAGGCGCCGGACGTACGCCGGGGACTGCTGGCTGAATCTGCCATGGCACTGCGCGCCATCATGCAGCGCCCGCGCTGCTCTGTCAGCCTGATCGATTGAGGGGGGAAACATGACGCAACTTGCCGAGTTAACGACCTACATTCAGGAGCAGATCCCCCGGCGGGCGAACATCACATTTTCAAGTGAGATGGACGATATCACCCTGTTCCCCGCCGTCAAAAACCTGGGTAATGGCTGTCTGCGCATCCAGGTGCGCCAATACGACGCTGTGCTGACGTGGGATGCCTGGCCCTACCGGCTTGCCAGCCCTGACCTGCTTTTTAGCGTCATCGAAAGTTGGCTGACCTACCATGCCAACGGGCTGCGCGACGAGCTTGGCCTTGCCATACCCCGCACCGACGTTAGCGTCGACGATCAGGGGAACGCCTGGCTGCAGATCATCATCCCGATGGCGGACCCCCTCACGCTACGTGAGGATGAAACCGGCGAAATCCTCCGTAATGGTAAGCGCTATTGCCTGGACAGTCCTGATATCTGGGTCGCAGAGCACTACACCATCCATCCGGGAGCGGCCGATGATCAGGGGTGAGGTTAACGCTGTGCAGCTCAAGCAGCTGCGCCAGGCGCTTAAACAAGCTGACCTGCCGCCCGCCAAGCGTCAGCATCTGCTGGGGCGTATCGCCAGGCGTGGGCTTATTCCGCTGGCTAAGCGCCACATTAGAGCACAGACCGCCCCAGACGGTTCGCCCTGGCCCAAGCGTCGGCGCGGCAAACGCAAGATGTTGACCGGATTGCCCAAGTTTTTGGGCGTACGTGAGAACGGGGACGGCTCTATCACGCTGCACTTTCGGCGCGGGAGCTACGAGAGCAACACGCACGCCGGCGCCATCGGCTACGTCAACCAGCACGGCACCGACATCCCAATGTCAGCCAGCACCCAACCCCGTAACAGAGCCAGTCAGAAAGCAAAACCTGCCACGCGGGGCCAGGCCAGAAAATTGGTTGCGCTGGGCTATCTGGCACCGAACCTGCCGGCGCGTGGCGCAGAGAGGCGCCATCGGCCGCCGACGACGCGTAGCAAAAGGCGGCACGTTAGCCAGGCATGGATCCGTGAGAACCTGAATATGGCACAGGCAAGTCTGATAATTCGCGGGCTAAAAGGGGATATACCCAAAAAGACTTGGACTATCACCCTGCCGGCACGCGCATTTTTGGGTGCCAATGATGACGAATTCGCCACCATTCTGGCGCGCGAACTGCGCGGGATCCAGTTTGGCTGGAATGTGAAAAAACAGGATATCAAGAGGTGAACGTATGGTTTGGCCCAGTGTCACGATTACGCAGCTGAACACGTTCGGCGGCGTCACGAAATCCATCGAGCGCGCCCTGCTGTTTGTCGGCGCGGCAGCGGCCAATCAGGGTACCGTCGTTCCCGTCATCGCCAGCAGCGATCTCGATGCCCTGTTCGGTAACGCCGACTGTGCGTTGAAAAACGAGATCGCCGCCTTTTTCAAAAACGCTGGTCAGGGCGCGTTTTGTTATGCCGCCGTCATGACGGCAGGCGAGAGTAGCCCCCCGGAGGATGGGGAGTTCCCCATGCAGGGGGCTCTGCTATTCGACTGGCGCCCTGCCATTCGCCGCGCCCAGGCACAGGTATCCGTTGAGGGTGTGATTATTACCGCACCGGTCAGCACCCAGGAGGAGATCCAGGCCGCCCAGGAGCTGCGTACCGAGATCAATAACGCACTGGGGCGCTGGCTGTGGTTTGCCTTACCCGTCGCCGGTATCGATGATGAAACCGAGACCTGGGCGGAGTACACCGAGAAGCTGACCGCACTGCAGCAGGGTATCGCCGCGCCACAGGTACAACTGGTGCCGACGTTTTTCGGTAACGAAATCGGCGTACTGGCCGGGCGCCTGTGTAATGCCGCGGTGACCATAGCCGATAGCCCGGCACGCGTCGCAACAGGGCCGCTACAGGGGCTCAAAAACCTGGACAAACCCATCGATTCAGCCGGTAAGCCGCTCGATTTGGCCACGCTGCAGGCATTGGCCCGCATGCGCTACAGCGTGCCGATGTGGTACGCCGACTACGACGGCCTGTACTGGGCCGACGGCGCCACACTGGAGGTCGAGGGCGGGGATTATGGCGTCATCGAGAATGTCCGAGTCGTCGATAAAGCCGCGCGCCGCATTCGTATCATGGCGATCCCCAAAGTTGCCAACCGCATTCTCAACAGCACGCAGGGCAGCATCGCCGCCCATGAACTGCTGTTTGGCAAGCCCCTGCGCGAGATGGCTAAAAGCGTGCAGATAGGCGGTGTGACGTTCCCCGGCGAGATCCGCCCACCGAAAGACGGTGATGTAAAAATCACCTGGCCGGAGGCGAGTAAGGCCGCCATTAATTTCATCATCCGCCCGTACAACTGCCCGAAGGAAATCACCACCGGGATTATGTTGGATACCGACCAGGAGAATAACGTATGACCGCCCGTATCAGTGGTATGTCATTCGACGTCAACGTCGGCGGCATCGAGATCCACGTCAACACCGTTTCCCTGGATATCAGCGATGAGACCAGCGTCGCCAAGACTCGCGGCATCCCCGACGGCACCATCGATGGCGCCATCAGCGCCGAGGGGGAAATCGAGGTGGATAGCCGTAATTTTAATTTATTGGGCGAGGCGGCCAGCCAAGCCGGATCGTGGCGTGGCCTGCCGCCGATGGATTTTCTGTTTTTTGCAGACACCGGCGACGAGAAAATCGATGTAAAGGCATTCGGCTGCAAGCTGCTGCTCTCCAACCTGTTGAACATCGACAGTAAAGGCGGCGAACTCAGCACCCACAAAATCAAATATCTGGTCTCAAGTCCAGATTTTGTCCATATCAACGGCACGCGCGTCCTGTCCGAGCACGACGTGCGCGGGCTGATGGGGTGACCTATGTTCAACGAGCATGAGCGAACCCTGTTCACCCTGGCGCTGATCGGTGCCGGTTCCGCTATTGGCCGGGTCTTGCTGAGTGAGAAGCCCATCACCTGGAAGCTGTTCATCGGACGGACGCTGCTCGGCAGTGGGCTCTCCATGTCCGCCGCCGCCCTGCTGATCCAGTACCCCAGCCTCTCCCCGCTAGCCGTCGCTGGCGTCGGCGCCGCACTGGGGGTTGCCGGGTACCAGTGCGTAGAAATCTATCTGCGCCGCTGGTTACGGCGGCGCGACCAGGATAAACGCTAACTGCACGAGGTACTCCATGAACATCGATGCCATTTTCGAGCAACTACTAGGCAAAGAAGGGAATTATGTCGATCACCCCAGCGATAAGGACGGTCCCACCAACTGGGGCATCACCGAAAAAACCGCCCGCGCGCATGGCTACACTGGTGATATGCGTTACCTGACCCGCGAGCAGGCCTTGGAGATCTACCGAGCCGACTATTGGCGCGCGCCCCGCTTCGATCAGGTCTATGTCCTGAGCCCCTCGCTGGCAGAGGAGCTACTGGATACGGGCGTTAACATGGGGCCGTCTGTCCCCTCTGCCTGGCTACAGCGCTGGCTTAACGCCTTCAACCAACGCGGGAAACTGTATCCGGATTTACAGGCCGACGGCATCATCGGCCCCCGAACTATCTCCGCGCTGCAGGCTTACCTGAACGCCCGCGGTGACGAGGGTGCCACGGTTTTGCTGTCTGCGCTGAACTGTAGCCAGGGAGCCCGCTACCTTGAGATCACCGAACGGGATCAAACCCAGGAAGACTTTACCTATGGCTGGATGCGGGCTCGGGTGGCCACTCCCCAAACCTAATGAAACCATCGATTATCCCAGGAGTCTCTCATGAACGAGAAACGCGATGCAGTAACCGAAAATAGCGATGGCCAGATCACCCTGCAAATCGGTAGTCAGGAACTGACCTTCGCACCAACGGCGCAAGCCTACGACGCCCTACAAAATGACTTTATGCCGAACAACAAAATCGCCCCACTGAAAAACTACCTACGCCGCATCGTCATCAAGGATCATCGTCAGGCACTGGATATGTTGCTGCAAAAGCCCGGTATGCCGGCGGCGATCGCAACTGCGGTAAATGACGAGTACGCCCCGAGCATTGAGATCACCGTAAAAAAATAACGGCGCAGGTTGAGGCCATCAGCCGTAATTCGTTTTCTCAACTGATGGCTCTGCGCCGACACTACCTACCGGGCGAAGATGATGAGCCGCAGAGCCTCGCCATGGCCGCCTGGTTGGATAACCACTACTGGGAAAATCTGTCCGCCGCCGTCAACAACGGCATCGTGAAAGCCTTTAAGGGGTAATCAATGCAACGCCTGGAGCTGCTGCTGTCGCTTAATGACAAACTGACCCGCCCCTTGCACGCAGTGGGCGGTAAAGTGCAGGCGTTTGCGGCCACCAGTCGCGCCTCGTTCGGTCAAATCGCCATAGGCGGCGCGGCATTGTGGGGAGTGGGTCATGCCATCAAAGGGGCGCTGCAGCCAGCCATTGAAATGGACAGGGCGTTGGGCGAGGTCAAATCATTGGGGGTGGCGGAGAGCGGACTACGTAAGCTACAGCGCGCCTCCCTCGACTTCACCATGGCTTACGGCGGCAATGCCGCGGAGTTTGTGCGATCTTCCTACGATATCCAGTCCGCTATCGCAGGCCTGAGCGATAACGAGTTGTCCCGATTTACGGCAGCCTCCGCCACCCTGGCCAGGGGGACCAAGTCGAGCAGTGCGACGATCACCGCCTACATGGGCACGCTGTACGGCATTTTCGAGCAACAGGCCAACGCCATGGGCAGGGGCGCCTGGGTGGAGCAAATCGCTGGTCAGACGGCGACGGCGGTGCAGATGTTCAAAACCACCGGCGATCAGATGTCTGCCGCATTCACCTCGCTGGGCGCCAGCGCCACTGCTGCCGGCGTCGATGTCGCCGAACAGTTCGCCGTGCTCGGCCAGCTACAGGCCACCATGGGCGGCAGCGAGGCCGGAACAAAGTACAAGGCGTTCCTGGCCGGCATCGGCGGTGCGCAGAAAACCCTGGGGCTGAATTTCACCAACCGTGACGGCACTATGAAGGGCGTCACCGAAATCATGCGCCTGATCCAGGGTAAATTTGGCGATCTGTCCAAAGTTACCGACAGTGACCTACTGGCAAAGGCCTTTGGCTCCAAGCAGGCTGTCGCGATGGTTAAGCTGCTCAATGCCAATATCAGTAGCCTGGAGAGGAACATTACCACTCTGGGAAACACCAAGGGCATGGACAAGGCGGCCGAGATGGCCGGAGCAATGGCCGACCCGTGGGAAAAGAGCCTGGCCGTTATCAACGCCATACGCATCGAGATCGGCACCCAACTGTTACCCGTGCTCTACCCGTTCATCGACCAGGCCGTCAGCGGTGGCTACGAGTTCGTCAAGTGGCTGCAGCTCTACCCCAACATTACCCGCGCCATCGGGCTGATGGCCGCAGCGCTGCTGGCGCTGGCCGCCGCGGGCGCGCTAATGAACATTATCTGCGGTATAGCCCGGTTTATCTGGGTGGGCCTGAAAATCATCTGGCTCGCTGCCACCGCCCCGCTGAAAATTTTAGTGGTGCTGAAGCGCGCATTAACGCTGGCGACAGCTGCCTACAACCTGGTGCTAAGGGCGTTACGCGCCAGCGTTCTCGCCGCCTCGATAGCGATGGGGATCTACGATGTCAGGGGGAAGGCGATGGTGGCGCTGCAGGTACTGCAAAAAGCGGCCACGCTGGCCTGTACCGCCGTGATGGCTGGTGCTGCGGTGGCGATGAATCTTTTTGCAGGCGCCACCGGACTGGCCGCCGGTGCCATGCAGCTGCTCTTCAGCCCCATAACCCTCATTATTCTGGCCATCGCCGCGCTGGCCATCGGGGTTTACTACCTGATAACCCGCTGGGATGACATCAAGGCAGCGCTGATGGACACCGCTGCATTTCAATGGGTCATGGACGTGGCGGGCAAAATGGGTGCCTGGTTTGGTACGGTGTGGGATGGCATATCGCAAGGGTGGGAGCAGCTTGTTGCCTACATTTCAATGCACTCACCCCTTGATGCATTCCAGGGCCTGGCCGCCTCGATCGGCAACCTGTTCGGCAATCTGTGGGGATGGCTGAAATCATCATTCTCCAGCGCCTACAACTGGATCATCGAAAAGCTGAACCTGATACCCGGCGTCAGCATCGATATGCAACCCATCCCCACACCCGACGCGCTGAATGGCAACACTGGCGGCGAGGTCACCCCGCTGCTGACCGGCGGACGGGCACAAAGCGCAGGGCCTGGCGGTATCGGCCAGCAGATCCGCAACAGCAGCAGCAAAACGGACATCGACAACTCACAACGCACGGTAAACGTCACGATAGAGAATGCCTCCCCAGCCAACGTTAATGAATGGATGGAATTACATGCACGCTGATAAATTGCTCTACATCGACCTGCTGATCACCGACCGTAATTTCACCCTAAACAGCGGCCGGGAGCCCGTGCTGTGCAATAACCGCCTCAGCATTGCCCAGGACTGCCAGCACGCCATTATCGAGAGCGGGCTGGCAACACGCATGCTGGCCGAGAAAAGCCCCACCCTGCGCGCTGACCTGATGATGCAGATGATGCTGCTGGTCGAAGACGACGAACGTATCGTTCCCGGCACGGTCACGATGACCGAGGAGGTCCCACTGTCTGGCCGGCTGCTTATCCAGGCCGAGACTGAAGATTTTCGCAATGAACCGCTGACATTTGAGGTGACGCTGAATGATTAACGGCAAGCCGAACGTCGATTACGAGAAAATTTTGGCTGAACAGGGAATGCCCACCACACCAGCGCAGGCGCGAGCCCGATTTGACGCCATCGTTAAAGAAGAGGGGCTGATCACCAATGCATCGCGCATGTCCCCTTTCTGGAAGCTGATCTCCGCCATCGTGACCACGCCGGTGATGTGGCTCAAGGATGCGCTGGTCAGCGTAGTGATGAAAAACCTGTTTCTGGCAACGGCCGGCGGCATGTTTGTCGATATCTTTGCCTGGGCCGTCAACCTCCCCCGCAAACCTGCCACCGCTGCCCAGGGCACCATCCTATTCACCAAGGCCGACGCCGCCCGAGAAATCACTGTGCTATCGGGAACCCAGATCCAGACAGAGCGTATCAATGGCATCATCTATTCGCTGACCACCACCGCCGACACAGTGATCCCGGCAGGAGTGGTACAACTGCGCCTAAAAGTCTCCGCCGACGCGCCCGGCGCCGGTTTCAATCTGGCCCCGGGCTATTACCGCATTCTACCTACCGCCATCGACGGCATCGAGCGCGTCGAAAACCCCGAAGACTGGCTGATTATCCCCGGCGCCGATGCCGAGAGCGATGACGAACTGCGTGATCGGGTGCGCAACCAGTTCAATCTGGCCGGTGCTTACCATACCGACGCCGTATACCGTGGCCTGATCTCCAGCGTTGCCGGCATCAGCGCCGACCGCATCTACTTTATGCATGACGCCCCGCGCGGGCCGGGCACCGCCAACGCCTATATCCTGCTGGACAGCGGGATACCCGCGCAGCCGTTTATTGACACCATCAACGACCATATCATGGCCCAAGGTCATCATGGACACGGTGACGATCTGCGCACATTCACTATGCCTGAAACGCGCCACGACCTGACTGTCACCCTGTACCCTTATGTCAGCCTCGGACTGAGCCAAGAGGCGATCGCCGCACTACAGCGCGATGTCGGTAACCTGGTGCGCTGTGCGTTCCGTGAAAATACCGAGTACGACGTGCAAAAAACGTGGCCCTACAGCCGGTTCAGTATGTCGCGCCTAGGGGAAGAAATTCACCGGGAGTTCGCAGAGGTTGAATCCGCGACGTTCTCGCTATCAGATATCGAAAGCGGTCTGGCCGTGCCGCGCCTGCATATCCTGTCAATCGAGGTATCCGTATGAATCGGCCAAAACTTCCCGACATCCCCCTGCCCTCATGGATGAACCGAGGCGAGCCACTAACGCTGGCGCATGCCTCAAAGCGCTACTGGGAGACTGTCTATCGCTGGCTGACATGGCCACTGACCCAGATAGACGTCGATACCTGCGCGGTGTCGCTGCTTAACCTGCTAGCCTACCAGCGCAGTATCATCCGCTTTAAAGGAGAGCCGCTACGGATGTTCCGTCTGCGTGTAAAACACGCCTTTATCAACGCCCAGGACGCTGGCGAGCGCTGCGGCTTTGAGCGCATTTTTCAGCGCCTGGAGATAGGCGACGTGCAAACGCTGGAGCGTCAGCTGCAGCATGACTGGGATGAAATCATGCTGCGTATCAACGATAGCCAGCTCAGCGAGAACAACGCGCTGATGATGAGTCTGGTACGCCAGTATGGCCGAACCTGCCGCCGCTATTTTTTCCAGGTCATCAGCAACCATACCCTATATATCACCGCCGCGACCTTTGACGGTGACTATCGCTATTTACACGCCAGAATTCCCCAGGTCACCAACGAGGGCACACACCCATGAGCACAGTGATCACCCAACACTACCAGCAGTGGTACTCTCGTCAGATGTTACATGACCTGCCGGCGCGCCCGGATACCGTCATTTTTGCCTATATCCCCGGACAAGATGAAAACACAGAAATAGACCGCACCGAGCAATTGCCAGCGGACACGTTCATCCGCCACCGTATGCCCGTAATGCAATACGGACTGCTCAACCCGAACGTCGTGGCGTTTTCCGTTATCCTGGACACCAGCGTAGGCGATTTTGACTATAACTGGATAGGTCTGCTGCACGCAGAGAGCAACACCCTATGCATGATCTCCCACGTCCCCCATCAGCAAAAAATCAAAACCGCAGATGGTGTGCAGGGCAATAACCTAACACGCACTTTCGCCATGGAGTTCGACGGTGCCGCCGCAGCCATGCAGGTGACCGTCACGGCAGAGGTTTGGCAGATAGATTTCACTGCTCGCCTGGCTGGCATGGATGAGATCCGCCGCCTGATAGCCCGCGACCACTACGGAAACGCGGCCTTTCTGGAAGATGCCTGGCGAGTCACGCTACAAGAGGGTACTGCACACATCGCGCCGGGCGTCGGCTACGTTCAGGGGCTGCGCGTAGTGCTACCCACAGCTACCACGTTGCCCGTACAACCCGGCCAGACGATCTGGCTCGATGCCAGCTGGCAAGGCACCGTAACCGGCGCTTGGCAGACCGCTATCCAACTGTTCGCCGACAATAGGCAGACCATTGACGACTATACCGACACTGCTGGTTTCTACCACTATCTGACCTCTTTAGCCACCGTTGTGAGCAATAGCGCCACAGACCTACGTCCCGCTACGCCGGATGAGCTCCAGCGAGATGCACTCAAAGCCCATGAGGAATCACGCAACCACCCGGATGCAACCTTAACGAAAAAGGGATTTGTACAACTAAGTGACAGCATCAGTAGCCCCGTAAACAACCGGGCTGCAACGCCCAACGCGGTAAAGCGTACCTATGATGAGGCCACCCGTGCCGCTAGTACCAACCAGGCCGGACGAGTTCGGCTTAACGACAGCGTCAGCAGCACCAGCACCACTCAGGCAGCAACGGCCTACGCGGTAAAACGCACCTATGATGAGGCCACCCGTGCCGCTAGTACCAACCAGGCCGGACGAGTTCGGCTTAACGACAGCATCAGCAGCACCAGCACTACTCAGGCAGCAACGCCCAACGCGGTGAAGCTTGCCTATGACAGAGCCTCTGAAGCTCTCCCTGTAGGCACACCCTGTCCCTGGCCCAGCCTCAACATCCCATCAGGTTGGATCAAGTGCGCAGGGCAATCATTTTCAACATCGTCATATCCCGATCTGGCCAGGGCATATCCCAATGGCAGATTGCCTGATTTGCGTGGGGAGTTTATCCGGGGATATGACGATGGGCGAGGTGTTGACAGTGGACGTAGTATATTAACAGAACAAGGCGATGCAATTCGAAATATCACAGGTACTGTGACGGGCATATCTGAAACATTCAGCTATTCCGGCTCGGGCTCGGGGGTATTTCAACGGACATCGTCAGGTCCCGGTGCGGATGGTACACCGAGATCTGTTGACTGGTCGAATGCGGGAACGTTGGATTTTGATGTATCCAGAGTAGCACCGACAGCGAATGAAAACCGCCCGCGTAATATCGCATTTCTCTATATCGTGAGGGCTGCATAATGACATATTCCTTAACTCCTGAAATTGCCAGTCTGGGGAAAAATCAGTTGGCCAAAAAAACGGGTTGGTTGACTGTATATCATGCGGATGAGACAACCCGTGAATATACCGGTGCCAGTTATGAATTCATCATTAAAGATACAGGCCTTCCTGCGCACAGTTATATTGACGCTCCAGTACAGCCTGTAATGGGTGAGGCTATAGTTCGCAGCACAGATCGTACAAAATGGGAGCATGTGCCTGATCATCGGGGGGAGGTTGTTTTTGATACACGCACCCGTGAACAATTCACAATGAGTGAACTGGGGGACTATCCCACTCACATCACACCACAACATCCAATCACGGAGTTTGATGTATGGGATGGTGAGAAATGGGTAACGGATACCTTACTGCTGCAACAGGAAAATCTTGCCCGCCATTCACGGCAAAAAAACGCATTACTAGAAACAGCCACACGACGCATCGATATGCTGTCTGATCGCATCAATTTGGAGATGACAAACGATCCCGCCGCTACCCGTGCACAGCTCGATGCCTGGCGCACTTTCCGCATTCAGTTAGAAGATACTGATCCATTATCGGACACATGGCCACCTCAGCCGGAATGATATCGATGATGTGGAAACGTACTCGCCTGCAGCTACCAGCCTCATTTCGTACAGTCACCGGTTCAATCGTGGCAGTTCATCCCTGGTCAGCAGTGGGACATGCAACGCCATCAGGGCGCTACCTCAGTCCCGGTAACGCCGTCACCAGTGCCACCAACCGCCTAGCAGGCCTGGACGGCTATCTCGATATCGTCGCTCTGCTGATCTGCGCACCGACAACGGAGCAGTTCATCGATCGCCTTAGCGAGTTTGCCGCCGTCCTCCCCCTGCCCGACATAGTACGCGTGGGCCGATTAGCAAAAAACCAGCTAACCCTGGCCGTCAGTCGTATGCAGCTGCCAGCTGCTGCTGGATCGGGCCTGCCGATGCCGCAGCAACTCTCTGTCAGCACTACCCGCGCGGTGCAAGCGATGGGTCAAATAACCCGTGCAATATCGCCCACAGCAAGCAGTCTGACACAGCTGGAATCCAGCCTGACGCAGTTCAAACAGCAGCGCAGCCAGCTACTGGCCGATATCAGTCTCGCGGGTGATTTCCTGTTACAGGCCAGCTGTGAATCGTGGGCGTTTGTCAGCTCGGGCGACGTGCAGGCCGCTCGCCTGGCAATGCAAAAGTCCATCCCGCAACCCGACACCGTGTTTTCGCTGGTACTCCTGTTTGCCGGTGATGACCTGTCCGCATTAAAGGCCTGTTTACATGAACCAGATAATCGTCCTCGCCCTTGATGGCGAATCGATCCTGCTGCAGAACATCAATATCAGCGTCACCCTGCGTCTACCGGACAAGGACATGTCCGGGCAAGCCAGTAGCACGACCAGCGCCGAACTGGGAGACAAGGCCAAGGAACTGCGCGTGTCCGGCATCATCAGCTTTACCAATGAACGCCACCTGACGCGCATTTTTCAACTGGCCGAAGCCCGCGACGCTCATGGCGCAAAAAAATGCTATCGCATCGCCAACGCAACCGCCGCCGCCGTCAACATGCGCCAAGGGGTATTTTCAGGCGGCATCGATGCTACAGAGCAACGCGACACCATGGCCTGGCAGGTCACTTTCACCCTGCGAGAGAAAATGAGCGTGCCGGAAAAGGTCGCCACCCGCAGTAGCACCACTACCGGCGCCGGCGGAAAGGTCACGATAAAGCAGCAGACACAGAATGGCGCCGAGCCAGCCACCAATGAAAACCAGCAAAGCGCGCTCTGGGCAAATATCAACAGAATTGCAGGCGATACCCTGGATTGGGCAGGAATTGGCGCAGTGAAAGACGAGGGCAGAAAATGAAACCGATCCAGATTTGCACCGTTGCAGGCAAAACCTACGAGCCAGCAAGCATGGAGCTGGTTTTGGTGCTAAACGGCATCGGGCGCGGCTTTATCACGATCACCCCCGAGAATGCGGCCATTAGTCTGGCCGGCGCCATGGTGCAAATCGACCTAGGCGAGGGAACCGAAGCATGGCGCTATTTTACAGGCTACATCGAGCGAGACCAGCCGGCAGAGAACGGCGCGCGCCAGCTGTTTGTGCGCGAGGCCGCGGGCCTGCTGGATTTCGACTTCCCCTGCTCCCATCAGCACCCGACGCTAAAAACAGTCCTGGACACCCTGAGCCAGCAGAGCGGCCTTACCCTCTATGCGCCGGAAAATGAGAACTACAGCACCACTAGGATACCGCACCTGACCCACGCCGGCAGCGGTACACAGCTGCTCGCCATGTTAGGGCGCTGCTTCGCGATCCCGGATTACGTCTGGCACCCCATGCCCGATGGCAGTGTCTATGTCGGCAGCGCTAAACAGTCACGTTTTGCCAGCCTCGCGCTGCCCGAACTGCCACCGCAGTACCTTATCAGCCAGAGTGCTGGCAACAGCGCCACGCTAATGCAGATTCCCACCCTGCGTCCCGGTGTTAATCTGCCGAACGGGCGCATCACCGACATTACCGTCAAAGACAGCACCATGACGCTGACCTGGGCTCGCCGGGATGCCAGCGGAAAACCATTATCGAAGAGTCCAATACGCCGGTTGATCGAGGGGGAGTTTCCAGAGTTGGCCACCGGCGCCCTGCGCACTAGGCTGGCCCGCGTCGCATCCCCAACCGAAAGCGCTAGCCTAGGCGACGCGGCTGATCCGTTCCGGCCAAAATATGCCGTTGATCTGCAGCTGCTCGACGAACAAGGTAATGATCTGCCGGATACACCAGTTTATGCTGCGGTTCCCCTCCCCGTTCCCATGGCGGGACCGGAGGCCGGGCAGCTGGCCTACCCACCAGAGGGGACGCTGGTTGAGGTCGCATTCGTCGAAGGGCGCCCGGACAAACCCATGGTGCGCCAAGTCATCCCACACGGGCATAGCCTACCAGATATCAAGCCCGGCGAGCAGTTGCAGCAGCAGCGCGCAGAGGTATTCCAGCGCGTCGGGCAAGATGGCAGCTGGCACCGTGAAACCGATCAGGTTATCCGCGAAGCATCAGCACAGCGCAACATCACCAGCGACAGCGAGAACAGAACGACAACCACGCGCGAAACCCTAGTGCAGGCCAACGACACAACCACCGTGCTCGGTACCGCCAGACTACTGGCAGGTCATACCATCCAGATAGCTGACGGCGACTACAGCATCGCAGCCGGTAACCAGCTGCTGATGAAGGCCAAGGTGCTGCTAGCGGAGCTGGAGCGCGCCGAGCTGACTATCAACGGCTCACTCACGGAAACCGTCACTGGCAATGTCGATCGCACCACCGGCGGCAACCACACCGAGACCACTACCGGCCAGCACAGCATCGTAGCAGCCAAGGTGGCCATCACTGCCGGCAGCCTATTCCTAGGTAGGGGCGGCACAAGCCAGCGTGCCGATCGCCTGAATCTATTAACACTACTGCTTGATATCCTCGACCTAGTCAACCAATTGGCACAGCACACCGCGGAACACTCCCACAGCAACACCGGCACACCGACCAACAACGGCAGTCTGTCCGGCGACGCAACCCAGGCCACAAACCTGAAAGCCAAGTACCGTAACCTAATCGCCTGATCTGCGGCCCCCACCTCACCAATACCCCACGTAAAACGCACAGGAGCTATCTTGTGCGCTCGCACAACTAAGCCATTGTTCGCTCCGCTTAAACACATAGCGCATCGCTCAAGCAGCAGATGACATAATCCGCCCCACGGAATCCTTACGCCACGTAAACCGCACTACTCCCCCCTGCCCGCGGGTTGTGCGTTGAGAATTTTTTTCAGTTTTATTTTTCGCAAAAACACCCGCTAGCCCGCGCCGGTACTGGGGGCTGGAAAAGATCCAAAATCGCACGCTTTTCAGTTTTTTGCAGTTTTACACGATCACGTGCAGTGCGCAGACAAGGGAAGAAAACAAAAACTAGTTGATATAAAAGGGTTTTATATACTTTACGTGAGCATAAAAAACGATCACGTTAGGATCGGGCGGCAAGAGACTAAAAAGCGCAAAGCCTTGCAGCGCGCGGCCTGCGCGGTTTTTTGGGGTGCTTAGAAAATTGCAAAAATGATCGCTGGACGATCGCGCAGAATAGCGAAAGGCGATAGATTCGCCACGGGTGCCTTGGACTTGTCTGTCCG